ATGCGCCCTGTCGTTAGCACTCGAAGACCATTTGTCCCACACATCACGGAACGGCATGAATCCTCTATCAAAACAATGCTCCATAAATTCTGTAGAATAAACATCCTCCTTTTCTAAAATACCATCGTATTCATCTAATTGTTGGCGGTATGACTCGCCTAAAATCTTTGTAATTTCAAAACTTGTGTCAGTACAACCTCTTAAATAAGACCTGCGAAGATTATCCAAATAAAGCAATTTGTCCTCAAATGTATAATCTTTATTTGTTCCTTTAGTAAAGTTCACAAAACTCTTTTTAACCAAATCTTCGAAATCAACCGGTAGACATTCTGTCTCAATAGTCTCAATATAAGGCAATCTAATTTTCATTCATTCTCTCCAATCTTCTCGATTTCGCCTTTGTAGAGAGCGTACTCTTTTTCTGGCACTACCATCAACTACCTCCATATCTGGTACGATGATATTCCTCGGCCATACAATCCAACTCCGCCACAAACTCATCATCAGACAGAGCCATCAAGCGAGCCTTTTCAGACATCCGTAGCGGATAGTTCGCCACCTGCCACTCCTCCAGCATCTTCAATCTCGAAAATCCATCCATCAGCTCTCAACCTCCTTCACCAAAAAATAACAATCACAAGCACCATAATCCACCCGCTTCACATCATCCGAACCACTAGTCCGAAAGACTGGGCGTTGAATAGCCGAGTAGGAATAGATGTGCCAGTAGATAGCCTGCTTGACATCTTCCTTGGTTTCGTATACACCTATCGGAAAGATCCAGCCGCCATTCACAACGAAATCCAGCTTGTACATTCAGTCCTCCTCAATCAAATAAAAATTCCCATAATCTTTCAAGGCTCTTGAAACATGGATAGCAGCTGCACGACTAGCAAACCGCATAGCCTGTCGCTCATTGCCATAAAAAATATCAATTCCTGCACAGCTGACCCGTACTTCTCGAATGAAAGGTCTATCCTGCTTTGAACCATGTTTAAGTTTCACCATTTTCCATAGCCTCCAGTTCCGCATACAAATCGGCTAGCCTAGCTTGACCTTCTGCCGTCTGCTCATTCTTAACTTCTTCATTTGCCCAGGCTGGTATATTTGTCTGTGCTGGTTTCGGGTCAATAGCAGAGCGACCATTTTTCTTTTGTTCGAAAGATAGATCATCTGCGATGACCTGTTCCATAGTTTGTATACCTTTCTTAGCCCAGTTCCTAAGAATGCCCTGCAAGTAATGGAAGTTTGCATCGTTATTCGATGTACGCTTGATAGCCTCAATCATAATTTCAATGCTTATCCCATCTTCCTTGTGGAATTTTTCCAAATCATCGTACTGGAATGGTGTTGGAGTGTGCCCACGAAATGCCTTCTGAAATGCAGAAATTAAGTCCGTCATATCAGTATCATAATCATTACTATATTCAGTCTTACTCTTTTCAGTCTTACTAGTCTTAAGATTTTTGTCGTCTGGAATTAAAGAATTTTTACTTCTGTGTTTAAAATTTTTAACTTCTTGACTGAAAGGATTTGGTCCCATCAGATAGATACGATTGGACAGAGTAAGCCCTTGACGAACCTCTTTCAGTAGCCCAACACTAGCCAATTCCTTTTTTGCTTTAATAACCGTCGGAATGGAACAACCCAGCCCATCTTCCTTACCGGCCAATTTCTCGTTGGAATAATAGACAAAAACCTGTCCATCATCGTCCTGCCACTCATTTTTTAGCGACAAACTCATACGATTGAAAAGAAACATATAGACAGTCTTGGCCTGCAATGATAGCTCACAATAAGGCTCAGCAAACAACCATTTGGGCATCTGGAAATATTGAAACTTCTCGACCTCTTTCTTAAAAAACGGCACGTTATTCATCTCTCTCCTCCCACATCTCAGCATTTACATCTTTATTAAACAAGTCCTGCTGATAAATTCTAGCCTTCTGCCAAGTATCAAACGACCGTTTTTGGTAAAATCTATAACCACGCTTAGTCTTGGTTTTCTTTGCCACAATCCAGACCATAGCTAGACCTCACGCTCTGCCAATAGTTCAGCCTGGCACTTGTTGACATTCTCCAAGAAGTCAATCCGTCTGCGTAGCTCATCAATCAGCCTAGCTTGACCAACGCATTCTTGATTTTTCAGCAAAGCCAGTTTCTTGTATTCCTTGGCAGTATGCCGTGCAGTAGCAAGCTCACGTTCCAACTCATGTTGGCTTTTAGGAATGTAGTCATCTTCATCTACACTCAAAAACTTCTTTATCATGTTCCAAAATTTCATATCATCCTCCGTAGTAGGTCCGAATTTGCAAGTATCTCAAATTCCGTTCTGGTTGCTTTTTTTCAGGCTCTTTGACCTCTATTTCAATCTTCATTGGCTTCCTGATCAGCCAGATTAAGATTGGGGTCAAAATAGCAATAAATGCTAAACCTTGCTCAGTTGTCAACATCAATTCTTCTGTCATATCGCTGTCCTTTGCCAATTATTGTGGTACCATTCAATTACTGCATCACGAGGGTACTTCTCGCGAGCGTTCGGAATACGTGGGAAATCTTTGTGGCAATTAAATCGTGCATCAAAACTTCCTGTGTCCTTTGTTCCAAGCAACATTTCAGCACATTGTGACTTGTTAAGCTCCATTGGATATCGTCTCTTTTCATCCGTAACAACGTGCATGACCTTCAACGCTCTGTCCATTAGGGCCGATTCAAATTCATCAACCATTTGTAATAATCTGCTGTCCATGGTATAATCCTCTTGTAATATTTATTTTTGAGCCTGATTGCCGTCAGGCTTTTTGCATGTCTTCGTTCAAAAACTTGTTAATGAAGTAAGTCTGACCCTTACCCGTCATCTTGGTCGTCTTGCTGATCCGAATGCTGCCATTAGGCTCGTTATGTGTCCGCTCCTTGACCTCAAACAAGCTCATATCCATAGACCTCTGGGTCGGCATATTGTAGCTCTCACCACGTTTCCGAATGAGAAAACCATTATTACGCAACCACTCAAACAGGCGATTTTGACCGATATTGTAGCCATTCTGTCGCAAAATCTTGGCAAAGTCCCCAATCAAGATAGATGTAGCACTAGCCTCGACCGCATTCGCAAACAGCACCTTGGGCTTGTCCGCCTCAATCTGTGCTTCCA